TCAACCCTTTCCCTGACAAAATATCATCATATTTTATTAGCTTTCTTCTATTCATCGTTCAACCTCCGGCAGCCCTGCCACGGATGTCAAAACAGACAATACCCCAGCCAACAGAGCAGCACTGCCTACAGCAATCCAATTGACATCTTGCATCACGGCAGCTACGCCGATGGTTGCCACGGCGGTCTGTGCCATGGTTTTCACGGCTCTGACTGCCGCAGCCTTTGCCCAAAGTTTCCAGTTTCTCATGTTATGCTCCTTTCTCTTCAGTCGGCAGTGCCATAAATTCTTCGTGCAAGTGTGTCATCACACCATTGCCGCCCAATTCATGATACTGCTGATACATGTTTTCATAATTTTCTTTTGCGTAAATCGGTGCAAACCCTGCATCAATGTACTTGTTATAGCAGTGTAACATCCGGTCACGGAGCAAGGCTTGTACGCCAAATTCCAGTGCCTTTTGTCGCATTTCCTGTTCTTTCATTCGGGCTAAAATTGCTCTTGTCCCAATTCCAAGAATTCCAGACGCACTGATTACAGATAAAAGAATTGTAATAATACTGCTCAAAAAATTCACTCCCACTTATGATGAAATTTTCAGAATCTGAATTGTGATTTTGTCACCATCATTTACGGTTGTTAGCCCAAAATAAGTAGAAATATCCGTATATCGCATAGTATAATCTACGTTACGAGTCAAATATAATCCGTTTTTATACACGTTTGCAACTGCTTTCCCAGCGATTTCGTCGTCTAATGAGTATCTGTCTTTTGATACAGGAACGTCACCGTTTCCGTTTGTAATAGTATATTGTGTTGTATCCTCTAACAATTTGATTTTGTTTTGTTTCTTGTCATTCCACCAAGCATTAAAGTCAACCTCTAAAGTTTGTAATTCTGTTTTAGAATCAGTCAAAAACTTGTCAAACTGTGTCTGCTGTGTACTTAGAGCAGTATCAATCTGACTTTGTGCATCTGCTACAAATTTATTTGTTTTTGCCTGTGCATCTGTAACAAATCCGGAAATTTGTGTCTGTGCATCCGCCACTGTTGCAGTAATTTGACTTTGTGCATTTGTTGCAGCTTCCTGCACGACATTCACAATATTTTCCGTTCCTGTGATGCCGACTACATACGGACAATTCGCAGCTCCACGATTATCGTTTACGTTTTCGGCATTGATAACGGTTGCCTGTGCAGGTACATACACATAAGCAAGCACAAACAACTTTGCGGAATCAGTGTCCGGAACATCTGGTTTTTGCGGATCAGCTGCCGGTGTCCCTTTATGTACATCAATATAGCCGTTTCTGTATGCTTCATCCAGATTGACCGATACACAAACTGCATCCCATCGAGGGTTCTCGCTGTCTGCCGCATCAATCTCGACTTCCAGAATATCCGTATTTCTCACATACTTATTTAAGATTTTTGCTCTGCCTGTGTCAACCTGAACGCCCATCGTAGACCCATCGGCAAAAACTCTAAATTCTTTTCCAATGCCTGCATAAATCCCGTCAGAAATCAATCCTTCGAAATAATCTGAAAAATCATCTGCCCCATACAGGCGGTCATGATTGATACTGTCATAAAATCCACTTTTTATCATGATTTCATCTCCCAGTCTGAAAATGTTGGCGTTACTCTGTAACCGTTTTCGTCATCCGCTTCAATTACTTCCAAAACTCGTGCATTTGCTTTCATGCCGTATTCATTTTCAATGCTTACAAGGTCGCCTAAATTCCAATCCCGGCGGTATATAAATTGCAGTGTTGTGTCCACTTCTCCGGACAGTCCCTCAATGATGCAAGTTTCAAACAGCTTTTCTTTTCCACGCTGTCTTAAAAGTATCCCATATTCAGCAGCAGTGTAATATGTACCATCATCTTTTTTCATTCTTAGGTCACGAGCATCCACAAAAATTTCCCGGCGGTCTAATTGCTTCGGAACATTGTGTTCATCGGCAGAGTTCCACGTCTTGTGCGTCCAAATAACTGATCGGTCAGCACCTTCCCCTTCTCCGGCAATAAAAGCCATCGTTTTATTATTCTCATCGTCCAAAACATATTGGCTATTGATTAAGTTGTAGTATTTCGGCGAAAAAATAACAGGGGTATTTTCCTTTTGGTCAAATGTCCGATCAACGCCTTTGTAACATGTAAAATTAAACCCATCCTTTTTGTCTGTAAAAACAAATCTAAAACTAAATCCATACTGTTTGCAGATGCTGAAAATAGCATCAAGAAGATTCTGATATTGATATATATTCCAATAAAGATATCCTTCTTCTTGGTCGAGTGTCACACCATACAAATCTTTTATAATGTCAATTTCACGGTCAGCATATTTTGCAGCCATGCCTTTTGCTTCCAAATTAATCAGATTGCAGCACAATGCTGATGGAGAACTTGCAGCGAAAGAGCCGGCATTTGCAACGACCCTATAGGATAAGATGTTTTCAACGCCACGTCCGGAAATAATAAAATAGTTCCCGTTTTCTGCATCTGTCTTGATTTCGATGTGTTCAATCATCATCGTGTTTTCGCAGTCTTCCCGGAAAACATAAAATCCAATCTGCAAGTACTGTAGTAAATCTGGATCAGCCGGAATGTATAGTTCAAAATCCCCAACATCCCAGTAACGCCGTGTCCAGATCAGGGAACGATATTGATCAATTACAGCAACCCTTTTAAAAGTTTGATTCAATATGTACAATTCCAAGTCATCATACCCCCAGTAATAACTTGTCAACTGTGATAGTAACAAGCAGATTTTCCGGTTTTTCGTCTGCTCCATAGGTTAGACGATTTTTCCCGGGCAGCAGCTGCACCCACTCAAAACTTTCGTCCATCGTGTTCAGAATATTTTTGGTTGTTCCATCCGCAAATGTCTTTACAATAGACAAATGATGTTTATTGGTGTTTACTGTGATTTTTTCGCCTTGATTCAGCGTTGTTTCTGTGCCTGTCAGCTTCATGGTTTGATTGGATGTCAAATTAGTTAGCCATGGTCTGGATGTGATTTTTCCAATTGCCTTAAATTCGACCACCATTCCCGTTGGCACCAGTCCGGCATTGATAATACCAGATGTGCTGTAATTCCGTTCAGAAACGGGAATCGGTTCGCCAATACTGATGGAAAACGGAAATTCAAAACGGGATTCTGATACTGACAGAACCAATGTTTCTTTCTTTGCACTTCTAAAATACGGGTCATTGCAAATAATGGATACCTGTGCAGTTTCATTATTGCTGAATAAGTCACATTCAAATGTTTCTACGTATCCATCAATGTAGACATCATGCAACCCATTCCGGAAATAGATCCGGACGACTTTTCCCAGCGGAAAATGTTCGTATAAAGCATTCCGGTTTTGCTCCACGTCTGGAAACATCTTGATATATAGCACAATATTTCGCTTGTTGATTCTGCCGGAGTTATAAACCTCTCCGTCTACGTTGGCAATTGTGCTAAAATTCAGCGTTGCTCCGGGTGGGGCTAATCCATCTATTTTATAAATGCAAAAATTAGCGTTATTTGTAAAATCAATCGTTTTTGTTTTGACGAAATACAAAAAAATCACCCCTTTGCATTCAGCAGATTTTTGGACTGCCTGTAAATATCATACCGAGATAGTGCCTTTGGGCTGTTGTTTGTTTGATTAAAGTTGTAATTGTTGACAACTTGCGTTGTTCCAGCCGCTTTGGATATGCCTGCTCCAATATTCAAATCACTGGAAACATTTGCAATCGCAGATTTCGCAGCCTGTAGCGTTTTCTGTGCGGATTTCTGCATTGCATTCACAGCGGTCTTTGTTTCATCTTCGATACCCTTTGCCATGCCCATCGGCAAGAATTTACCAATCTGATCCGCCATGACTTTAGACGGGGAATTGATGTCAAAGAAACTTCTCAGCCCATCTAAAACGCCCTGACCAAATCCCTGAATTTTATCCCAAATCCAGCCTGCCATGTCATTGATCCCATTCCATAAGCCTTCCACAATATCAGAACCAATGCTATAGATTTTATCTGGCAAGCCGCTAATGCCATCTACAATGTTATCCCATAAATTCTGTGCGGCTTCGCTCGCCTTGCTACCAAGATCACTTGCAAATGTTGTGACTTTTCCAATGATGTCTGTCAGCCAGTTCCAGAATTCGCCCGGAAGTTCCTGTATTTTCGTGGCAATGTTCTCAAAAAAGTTGCTCGCTGCTTCGCTGGATTTCACCTGCATTTCAGCTACCCATGTTACAACATTGCTGATTACATTTGTCAGCCATTCCCAGATTCTTCCCGGCAGTTCTGAGAAAAACTGCACAATAGAATCAATGATTTCCGGAATTTTTTCTGTTACAAAGGTTTTGATATTCTCTGCCCATGTCAAAATTGTTCCGATTGTCGCCCCGATTGCATAACCAATCTTATATGGCAAATCGCTGAAGAATTGTACAATCCCGTCAATGATTTCTTGTACCTTCTGGTCAAAGGTCAATTTCATTTCAGCTGCCCATTCAATGATTTTCCCCGGCAACTGTTTCAGAGAATCAACAATAGCTTGTATAAATCCTTGCATGGACGTTTTCGCATTCGTCCCTAAATCAGAAAACCATTGCTTGATACTTGTCCAGACCTCTGATAATTTCTCGCCGATTTTCTCCGCAAGCGGTGTCAATCCCTCTACAATTGCATCTAAAATTTTCGGAATTGCAGCAACCAAAGCTGCCAGAACTTTTGGAATTGCCTTTACAATCGCCATAAAAAGCTTTACTCCGGCAGAAAGAATCTTTGGGGTTGCATTGGTTAGGAATTCTGTAATTGCAGCAATAATGTCCGGTAATGCATCAACAAGGCTCTGAATGATGTCCGGCAGAGCATCCACCAACGCATTCAAAAGTTCGGTTGCAGCATTTAAAAGCTGTGGATAGCATTGTGCAACAAAATCCACAATTGAGCGAATAACATCCGGTAATGCAGCAGTCAGCCCCTGAACAATTTCCGGCAATGCAGCAATCAAACCGTTCAGCATGGTTTTAGCTGCTTCTAAAATTTGCGGTGTTGCTGCGGTCAGCCCATCCACCAAAAGAGGGATCAAAGATAGTAACTGATCCAGTAAGCCCGGCAACGCTTGCACGATTGTATCAAAAAGCGTGGTAATTCCACTTAAAATTTGTGGCGTTGCATTTACCAGCATTTCAATAAGAGACGATATAAGTTCGGTCATGGTTGTTCCAAGGTCTAATTCTTTGAGTGCAGTAACAAGCCCTTGAAATAGCTGCATCGCAGCACTTAAAAGCTGCGGTGCAAGTGTAATGATTTCCTGTGCAAGCTGTGTAATAATGGTTGTAAGACTTGTCAGCAATTGCGGTGCAACGGTTACAATTCCATCTGCAAGCGTCATGACAATTTCTCCGGCAGCGGTCAATAACTCCCCGGAGTGCTCTGTGATTCCGCTAAGAATGCTCTGAATAATCTCCACGCCGATATTTACAACGGTCGGCAAAACGCTGGTAATGGTTGTTGTTAAGGTTGTCAGGATATTTCCGACAGATGATCCAATCTTTTCGCCTGCTCCGTCTACACCATTGGTCAAATCCATAAATGCACTGGCAAGATTTTCAACATCCGGAACAATTTTTGCAAGCACCCCAGATGCAAACGTGGTGAACATGGCAAGTACTGGCGTGAATGCCGTTCCAATTTGGGCGATAGAGTTCTTCATTTCGAGTTGTGCAGCGTTCAAGTCCATAACAGCCTTGTTATTTTTCTTGTACTGCTCCCCAAGGTCGCCATATAACCCATCCAGAGTATCAACAATTAGCTGCTGCCGCTGCTGTTCATCATCACAGGCTGCCAATTTGGCATTAAAATCATCTTCGTTTTCGCCTGCCCAGTTCAAAGCATCCGCCAAATTACCTGTAACCTGTCCAACCTTTGCGGTTTCGTTGACAGATTCCGCCAAACCGTCAAGTGGTATTGAATCGCCATATTTCGCCCAGATGCCAGCTGAACTGTTGAGCAGGCTGTTCAGATTCTCTGTGCTTGTCCCCATCGCCATGAAGTTTGATACAGTGGTATTTGCAGCGGTTTCATCGCCCAAAACACCATACATGTCCTCAAACATTTTTCCGGCTTTTTCGCTGCTGATTCCGGCAGATTCCGCAGCAGAATTTAACTTTGCCATGTTATCATTAAATTCCTTGCTGCCCTCTGTTGCTGCAACTAAGCCTGCTCCCAACCCTGTCAGAGCCGTTCCCAGTCCAGTCAGAGCCGCTTTCCCAAGAGATCCAAGAAATTCTTTTAACTTGCCACCGGATTTTTCTGCTTCATCGCCGGTATCTTTGATTTCTTTGTTCGCATCGTCCAAAGATTTTTCGACTTTTTTAGCAGAATCTCCCGTTTCATCCAGCGTGGTATTATATTTGGATATTGCTGCTTCATTCCCCTTAATAGCAGCTTTCAAGCTATTAATTTTAATCTGCATATTCTGTGAAGCTTCGGAATTTTCACCCTCACTTTGCACAATCTCAGCAAGTTTCTTTTCATATTCCGACAGAATTGTGGAATAACTCTTGTTTACGGTCTTTAATTGTGTGATTTTTGCAGTTAGTCCATCAGCAGAATCGCTCCACTTATCCATTCCAGCAGTCGCTACTTTGAACTCTGAGTTTGCAAGAGCAATTTGTCGGTTTGCTTCCTGCAAATTGCTTTTCAGTTCCGAAATATCAACTTTAAATTTCGTTGTTGTTTCTTTCGATTTTGCCATTCCTTATCACCACCATTAAAACCAATTGTCCCTTGCCGGTCGCATCATGCGAGCAGGCTTTTTCTTTTGCTTGCTATGTTTCACTGTACGCTTCATCAGTAAAATTACTTCATGAGCAGGATATTTCCGCACTTTAATTGGATCTAAGCTACTGAATCGGTCGCATAAACTCACAGTAATATCAAAAAATGTATCATATAAGGACAGCTTTCCGCCGCCCATCATCAGTTTCCCTGATTTTTTCCGTTGTCCAATGTCTTAATTTCAGAAAAGCAATACTTGATTGCCTGAATAAAAATCGGTACCAATTCGCTGACCTTTGTCCGGCGAATCTCTTCTTCTGTAACATCTTCAAAAATCTGCATCAGCAATGGTTTCAGCTGCGGCAGCAATTTCAGAATCATTCCACCGACTGCCGCTTTATCATCCACCTTGTCCAGATCTACACATTGCACAAGGTCTTCCATTGTACCCCACATCAAGTCAAACTGTGTCGCTGTGTAAGTCTTTTCCAATGTTTTTCCAGTCTTATCATAAATTCTCAGTTTCATATCCATTATCATTTCCTCCGTTTAAAAATAGGCACCACACAATGTGGTCGTGCAGTGCCTAAATAAAATATCAATCTGTGTAAAGTTTACGCTGTCTTCGCTACTACATCATCCGGTGCCATAACCTTTGTGAACCATTCGTCCAAATTATCAGCCCGTGCATAGCGTTCATCGACCACAATACCAGTAATAGATTCTGTTCGCTGTGCGGTCTGTGTACCCTCTACTACAACGGTTGTATCGTCTCGATACGCAAATTTATGAATGGTGCTGATTGCAGTATAGGTCAATTCCATATTGGTTGTATCAATACTGTCAGATTCGGTGTTGACTTCTTCGGACGGGATAGCAAATACACCCTTGTATTTCCATGCAAACCGCCAGAAACCATCTGTTCCCTTTGTTTTGTAACCAATGCAGAACTGCTTCGGTCTGGTTTCCCCTTCGATCAGCATGCCCTTTGTTGCATCAAATGCCTGACCGGTAATGTCTGCCAGTGTTGCCAACTTCAACGGAGCAACTGTAAGTGTAAATGTTTCTGCACCCTTTGCAGGAATTACAATCATACCTCTGTTGTCATAGAAGTGCGTTTCGCTGGAAGTTTCCACTTCTTTTGCAATTGTTGCAACATACGCCAATCGCTTTGGCGTTGTAGTAACAAATTTCTCCTCACTATCTTCTAAGACCTGTGAATAATACAAATCCTGTACGCCACGATATTCAAAAACGCTGTTAGAATTATCTGCCATGGTTAAACCTCCTCATTGTTTTCACGGATTTTGAGAATCTGCACAGATATTCCACGCCCGATGTGGGTATCCAAGTCACTAACCGCATCGTAAGCATCGCCCCATGCTTCAAATCCATTCTTTTTTAACTTTTCAATTGCTTGCCGCAGAACGTCATAGCATTTTTCCGGTTCAACGGCATAAAAATTGACATCATAGGTGTATAATGTCGCATATTCCTGATTGTCATAAGCACGATTCAAATCGCCAGAAACCTGCCAGAACGTGAAAAAAGCATCTGGATACGGTTCATCTTCCAGCAAACTTCCCTGCCGCCGAATCGGATACCCAAATTCTGATAATAGTTCAATCAAACGGTCTTCCATCGGTCACCCCATATTCCGTTCAATCCATTTTTCAATGGCTTCTCTTTGCAAATAGGTAATTGCAATTTGCGTTTTCCTGCCATAAACAGCATCATACAGCCCCGGAACGGCTGCCATTGGCGGTTCGTGTCGAGGTGTTCCATACATCAGGAAATTAGATACCAAACTTTCCGACAGGTTAAACCCGATTTTTATTTCACCAGTAAAGCCCTTCCATTCAACGGAAAAATTCTTATCCAGTGTTGCTTTCGTGTCCCCTGTCCAGAACTTTCCATTTGCTGGCATGTTGGCTTTTCTCATAATTGCAGTGACTTGCTCATTGACGTATTCTTTGGATGCTTTCAGGGCGGCTTCTGTTGCTTTTTTCAGCCCTTCTTCCCCTGCTGCCCGGTCAATGCTCTGCATGAGTTCCTGCCAACCGGAAAACTGTAAGCCGATTCGATTCTTCTTTCCCATGATTACGCACCTCCGGAAACAGCCCTGATTTTGAATTTCAAGATTTGATTCCTCATATTGATGTTTTCTGGTGTTCCAATGACTTCATATGTTTTCCCGTCCGCATTCTGAATCCGGCAGTCTGCTTTGATATCAGGTCGATACCAAGTTTCAATGACTGCTGTATCTTCAATTGTGACCACATCATTATTCGTGCGTTCTGTTCCGCCGAATGTTTTAAAAGATGCATAAAACAGTATCCCAGTTTCCGGATAAACTTTTTTTGTTATGCCCTTTATCAGTTTTGTTTGTGGAATCAGCAGCCATAATGGAACGACAAACGGCTCATTCGGTCGATAATTGGACAATTATGCATCTCCCTTCTTATAAATCAGCTGGATTGCACGCTGAACAAAATACTGTGATAATTCCGCCGTGCCCATCCCATAATTCCATAGGTCAGAAACACCACGGATAATCACACCGACAGCCTCCGGACTGTTTACGACCGCATCCGCTACGCCAGCATCCAGCAAAAACGCTTTTACATCATTGATGTAGGTTTTCAGCGTTTCATCCTGATACGTCCCCGTGATATTCAGACCGATTTTCACTTTTTCCAACAGTTCTTCGGCTGTCATGTGATTCACTCCTTACTTTGCAGACTTCTTCAGCACGAATACAGAATTGACATCCAGCAGCTTGCCGTCCATAATGCAAAGTCCCTTATTGTACCATACATTCTTGTCATCGCTAAACCACCGCTTGAATGCCAGCTGCAAATTGGTGTTGATTGCATAATCATTCGGGCGGAAGTAAATTGCGAATGCATCCCCGTCCGCTGCTGCATCAAAGTCTTTCATAATGTCTGGCTCCACGAGGATGACTTCCCGTCCTGCAAACTTGCAGGATACTGTACCATTGACCGGATCATATGTTTCCATGTAAAGTGGTCTGTCGTTCGCATCCTTCAACGTCATGATCTGAGATTCAAACGTTGCAGCAGTCATTACCAGAACGCCTTCCCCACGATAAGCCAACGGCACTTTTGCAAACAGCTTTGTTCTCCACTTTGTCCAGTCTGCAAGTTCTGCCGCAGTAAAGGTGATCTTGTTTTCTGCCTTTACCCGTGTATCATTGAGAATGCCCATCGGCTGACCGCTGCCAGTGCCGGACAAGATCACACGGTCAAATTCCCGTGCAAATGCTTCGGAAAGCAGCCGTGCCATTTCCGTTTCCAGCGTATCCAGCGTAACGACCTGAGAAAGCAAGGACTGAGAAAGACGTGCTTCCACAATGTGATAGCCGAAAGATACGCTGGTCTTGATTTTCGGAACTGCCTGTGTATCAGAAACAGTCGTTTCCGTAATCCAAGAAACCGTCGGAACCAGTTCTTCAATCGGAAATTCTACGCCGCCCTTAACATTCAGCTTCCGGACACAGTTATACAAGTTCCCATAGACTTTCAGTTCCTTGATAAACTCGTTCATGATGGTATTCGGAATCACCTTGCCGACATCCGATGTAATCAAGGTTTCATCTGCACGCTTCTGGTAGTTCCATTCGCCGGTCTGCACATACTGCATAAATGCTTTCCGATATTCCATGGAATCCAGTGCATTTCCGGTTCTTTGTTCTCCCTGCGGATTCATTGCAAACGATGCAAGATTTCTTGCCTGCATCGGATTAAATGCAGACCGCTGTCCGGTTGCATCATCGTCTGTTTTGCCAGCAGAATCACTTCCGGCATCATCCTGATTATCGTCCTTTTCTGCTTCTTTCAGCTGTTCTTCTGCATCCTGTAATTCTTCTTTCAATGCCAACAGGGTCTTCCCAAGGTCTCTTACTTCCTGTGCATCTTTGGAAGTTTCAAGTTTTGCCTTGAGTGCCTCGATTTCTTTCTTTCTTTTTTCAATCAGATTTTTCAGAAATTTTTTCATATGCTCATACCTCCAGTAAATATTTCAGTTTCAGCTTTTCCAGTTCTACATCTTCGCTGCCTTTGGAACGTGATTTTCTGGCATCTTCAACCGCTCGCTTGTCACGGGCAGAAATTTCAGTACTTTCATATGCTGGAAATGTCACAGCAGAAACCTCTGCAACCTGTCCAATACTATTGATGTATCGGGTCGGATGGTCGGTATCTAATCCTTCCCATTCATCTCCAGTAATCGTAAACATAAAGGACATACCGGAAATATCGCCACGCTGCACAGCAGAATATAACGCCTTTGCATCCGGATTGTTTTCCACGTCCAACTGTACTTGTATAGCTAACCCATCCTTGTCACGCTGGAGCTGCATCGTAGAATTTTTGTTTCCGGCTTTTGCCCGTGCCAATGGAATCATGCCTGTATTGTGATTGACCAAAAACCGCACATCAGATAAATCTGCATCATCCAACGCACCTCGCCGAATAATTTCATCGTAAAATCCCAAATCAGTTTTCATTTCAAAAACAATCGGTCTTCCAACCAGATAAGAACCGCCATCGCTGTCTGTATCTGCTCGAATGTCAAACATAAAATTTCTTTTGCAAAATTCAGGCATTGCATTGCACCTCCTTACATAATTGTAATATCATTGATTTTTGGAGAACTGTTGTCGCTTGTTCCCGACCATGCCAAATAATATTCACCTGCCGGAACACTCGAAATATCAACGGCTTCTGTTACGCCAGCTGTTGCATACACATACTCAAAATCGACTTTGACAATGTTTTCGTTGTCCGCTGCCAGCAGGCTTTGAATTGATGTCGCCTTTTCTGCATCTGTCGCACCGATAACCAGACCAGCAGGAATGAACTTGAAAAATTCCCCGTCTTTCATCGAGCTTGAAATGTACCCATATAACAGCAACTGTGTCGGGCTGATGGTCAGTGGCGTGGTGCTAAAAGTCGTCACTTGCTGATTCCATCCGAAATCCGTATTATTATAATACAAGGAATGATTGGAATCTGCATTGCAAAATGCACTTTCCGCTGTGATATATTCCTGCAAAGATTTCAGCCCCGTTGTTGTCAGCGTGTAAATCGTACCTGTATAGTTTGTATACATTGCGTTATCAAACACATAATAACGGGTCGTGGTTGACCCTGTGCCAATCAAATTTGGCGTAATGATAGATGACCCATCCGCATTATTGACTTTCAGCCGATATACGGTCGGTGTGTTTTCATAGATTTCAATCGTTGGAGAAATACCATCTGTTCCCGGTTCGCCATCTTTTCCGGGTACACCGTCTGCACCATTCCCACCCGGTGTCCCAGCCGCTCCGGCTGCTCCCGTTTCCCCGGTATCTCCCTTGTCGCCCTTTGCACGTCCGGCATTGATGATTGACCCATCCGACAATGTAACAATTAGATCTCCGTCATTGTTAATCGTGCAATTTTGGACAGAAACAGCCGAACCGCCACCGCCACCGCTTTGCTTGATTTTTTTGTTTAAAATCGCATATAGCAACAAATCCATCTGTAACCACCACCTTTACAGCTTGTACCATTTTGACTGGTACAAAATATAGACATCGCCAGTATCCGCTGCAAGAAACATTGTGCCTTCATCGTAATCTGTCTTGAGTGTTGCAACATCAGAGGACAACCCCAGCAACTTCCAGCAAGATGCATAATTAAGTTCCTTCATCCGTGCTTCCACCTTCCTGTATTTGATATTGCTTTGCATCATTTACATTGATGTAATTTAATGACATCATCCGCACACCGGACAATTCTTTCAACGGACGCATTCCAAATGCTGCCCGTTTTTCGTTTTCGTACAAACTGCCGCAATCTCCCAGCAAACGAATCATTTCCAAAGTCTGATCCGTTGTCATAAAGACCAGATTTTTCGTGTAGAATGTAATTTCATTCCCAAATGACTGCTCTCGTGCGGTCAAAAGAGCCTTTGTAAAATTTTGCGACAGCGATATGACAATTGGTTCAATGGTTTTCTGGAAGAATGCTTCATATTGTTCCTTTGTATAGTCCCCTGTCAAAATACACAGTGGAACGCCAAAGTATCGCAGTATCTTTTCATCAATAAATTTGAGTGTATCTGCATCCACAAACTTTATCGTTCGGGTAATCGGAATAAATTCTGCCTTATTGTCCAACGCTAAGAATCCACTCTGTGATTTTGCGAGTTTTTCCTCCAGTTCTTTCATTGCTGCTTCCGTCTTGCCGTCGTCCATTATGGTATTGTACTTAACAACCCCATTGACCGCACAACTGGAAGACATCGCAACTGACAAATTATGCAGTAATTTATAGTTCAGATCCAATGTGTCCAGCAAGGCTTGATTATCTGGCTGCCCACATTCATTCCCACCCATATATTCACTCACACTGTAATTTTTCCGGATGTGAATGATGTCTGCATAGTTCAGCGTTGTTTCATAATTGTTTGCAAACGTGAATTTCACAAACAGTTTTCCGGCTGTATCCTGCAAAAACACAACATTCTGCGGTGCAATCGGATATAATCCCGTATAAACCTTTGTCACACTGCCATTTGCATCCTGTCTGGTGTAATAAGTCGGAATAATAAATGCATTATAGTTCAAATACAACTGCCAAATCACTTTTTCAATGAAATCCGCTGTTGTCATCAGTTCATTCGGGGCATTCAGCAGCGTTTGCAGTCCACTCTGAATCGGAATAGAATCAGAGCCATCCTTTTTCACGTGCATCGGAATCAGTTTTTTGCACTCCGAAACAATGCAATTGATTGCCTGCTGTACAACATCGCTCGCATAGATGTTCTGCCCAAACTGCGAATAAATCGGTGTGAATCCGTTCAGGATGTCTGCATACTTTTTATTCTTGCTTCCATGGATCAATTTATCGAACTGATCACGTAACCAGCCCAAGCGATCACCCCCTATCTGGATTGCCGAATCAGCTGTGTAAAGTCTGTGCGGTATCTTCTGTACATCTCATACAAAATAATCATCGTAACAGCCCCGTCAATTCGCTTCGCACGTTCTGTTTTTACGCACAGAGCAAAATTATCAACGGTTTTTATACCAGCGTTTTTCAAGCACCATTTATCAATTTCATTGTTATTATAGTTAATCAGCTGATGTTTCAGGTCTGCTTCACAATATTTCAGTGCATTGGATAATGTGTAAGCGTTCTGCAAAATCAGCACCAAATCTTCGTTTTGTTTCGTCCAGCCGTAATAATCCATACGATTCATCCAGTCACGGCTAAATCGCTGGTCATATCCGCACCGCCACAAGCGAATATCATAATCCGTGTACAGCTTGTAAAACCAATCTGCAACAACGGACAAATCAATGTCTGTTCCGTCTGTAATTGTAAGCAGTCCGGCTTTTGCCCAATCTTTATACCTTGCACCAGCAATCCAGTCGTCCGAATCTTCCAATTTTGACTGTGGAATAAAATACATGGTGTGAATGTATTTGGTTTTGTCGTCCGGCTTCATCATCAAAATCTTTGCACAGGTCAGGTCGGTTGTTTCCGACAAGTCCACTGCACCCAAACAAATGCAGCCACGAAATTCTTCCAAATCATAAACCGCACCATAATCATAGTCTTCCAGATTCAGCCACGATTCTACTGCATTTTGCTTGATGTTAAAGTCTTTCGGTAGTACAAAAATACGATCTGCTTTGGATGCTCGTGCAAGATCTACCTGTTCTCGCAGATAATCCCATTTTTTCACGATTCCCAGCGTTGGATTACTTTTCACCCAAGTGCGTTCATCCTGCCACACTTCGTTTTCAGAATCCTGTGTATAAAGCCACGGCAAAAGTCGCTGCCCTGCAAGCGTGTCATCTTCTCCACTGATTACAGCCCGTGCTTTTTTCAGTTCATCGTCTAAATAGCCGCCAACCACAAAGCCTTCGGTCGTGATATTAATAAATTTCGGGTTTTCTTTCAAGCTCTGCGACTGTTCAATAGATTTCCCGATGATGTTTTCTTTCATTTCGTGGGTTTCGTCTATGATTGCGAAATCAATATTACGCCCTTCTTTGTTTTTTGTCCGGTCGGACAGCTTAAAAATCTTCGACCCATTCACTTTATTGAGGATAAATAGCTGATTTCGCTTTGTATCCAAATCGTCCGGATCAATCAACCGCCGCATGGTGTCAATTGCATCGTAAGTAATGCTTGCTTGATTGTCATCGTTGGAACTGCACACAATATCTGCACCGTTATTTCCAACAATCAATTCAGACAAGCCCAAAGCGGAACAGGTTTCCGACTTTGTATTCTTTCTGGCAATCAGTAAAATGATTTTTTTGAACCGGTCAAATGTGGTTTCGCTCATTTTGAAGCTGTAAATTGCTTCGATAAAAGCTTTTTGCCAGAGCATCAGCACCATCGGCTGATTATAATACGGTGATTTTGTCAGCCGGACGCACTTTTCCATGAAATTGATCCGGATTCGTGCATCTTTGGTATCATAATAAAAGGCATCGTTCAGAAAATCGGCTTTTAAGTTTTCTAACTCCTGCCACAATTCCTGCCCGACAAGGATTTCACCACATGCAATCCGTGCATGGTATTCCAGCAAAAAAGAATTATCCGGTGTCCAGATTTTCTTTTCCTTGATTAACATGCACAGTCCATCCCTCTTTCTCTTGCCCACGCTCGCAACGGACTTTCCTGCTGATCTCCGTTGTCATCGGAAATACGGGCGACAATCTTCACAACATTGGTGTACTGCTGCAAAAATTCCCGATACTGTTTTGCTGCCGGTGTTGCCTTCTGCTGAGACGGATTTTCTGCATTGATCCGAATCATCGGCAGCTTTTCTAGTTCTTCCAGCTTTGTTTCCAGAAAAATCATGCGGTCAATCAAGGGCAAAATTGCAATGCTGTTCGATTCATTCACGATTTTCAGCAATTCTTCTCTTCGATTCATTTCTTTCCACCATCTTCCAGAATTTCAAATCCAAAAATCTCATTTTTCAGGTTTCTGCGAGACGGCTGCACCCCTATCATCAGTTAGCCCTCACTCGTTCTTTTTTCGATGTGGGGGGTGGGCAAAAATTTTTCCCACCAATCCAAAATAAATTTTTCCCACATTTCTTTATCTCTATTGTCAGAAAGATTTCGCAAACGGTCTAAGCATTCTTCCTTGCTGGTATCCACAAAGATTTCACGAGCGTTCAAACTCTTCTGCAATCGTTCCCGTTCGCTGCTCAATGGATAGCCGCCGATCAGATAGGCGTTCTGCCATTTCCCTCTCCGTGTGCGAATCATATCAATCAGCAAATCACGCACACCAAACGCAACAGCGTTCAGTCTTGGCGGTTTGACATATCGTTCTTGCATGCTGATGCATTGCCAAATGTTATCCATATCCACAACCAAATCACCAGCTGACATACTCTGCTGTACCAGTGTTGTCTTACCAGACAACGGACAGCCATACACCAGATAGACTTGTCGTGTGTAATATCCCAGCTTGTTGTGAATCTTGTTGTGGCAATGATGATGCACCAACATGACATTGTCTGGATTCAATGCAATCATTGCATCTGTTATGTTTTGGTCAGTCAGTTCGATTTTGTGGTGTCCGATGCAATCATACTTATGCACAATCGGCTTTCCGCAAAATTCACACAGCAATTCTCCCTTTTCGTTTACCCGTTCCATCCGGAGAACTGCCATCAATTTCACCCAAGGCTTCGACTGATAGAAACTACCATTCATTCGTAAACATCCCTTTTGCTCTTGCAAGTAATTCCGATGCTCTCAGCCGGAAACGCATATCTTGCTTTTCATCCAGAAAAATTTCCGTCCAGAACGATTGAATCTCTGCAATGGTCGCCACATGCTTTCGTGGATCATTTTCACACAAGCTATTCAGATATGCAATATACTGTTGTACTTCCGGACGTGCAACTAATTTAGTGGCATTGCCCCTTGCATACTTTTTGGAATATCCTGCCCGAATTACGGATTGTTCCGCATTTCCGGCACATTCTCCGCAGTAATAAGTTGCAACTAATTTATATTGCGGTTTTACGTTCGGTTCATCCATCTTCCATCACATGCTTATCAGCATCTGACCGTTCAATTTGATAGGCTGCTTTGCATGGATTCTTCATGTTTTCCCCTCCATCGTCAATATTAACAAAAATGCCGATACAGGTATTTCCCTATATCGGCAAAATCCATATTATAATTGTATCATTTATTTACAAGAAAAACAATGAAATTCACTGCAAATCGCTGCAATTGTCTGCAAACTTTTGGAGAGCTTCTTGCAACTTGTAGCTGATTGTGCGTTCCGAATAATGCATATGGTTTGCAATGTCCTGAACCTGCTCCATGTTTAAATATTTGCGGATTAGGATTGCTTCTGCAATTGGATCTCTAAGCTGATGTATCGCCGTTTTAATTTCTGTTCGGCACACTTCGACCACTTTCCGCTGCTTCTGGCACATCTGTTCTGCTTCCGGATCTTCTTCTTCATGCTTTTGTTTATAATCCTCCAAAGCAGCTAATTTGATTTTTTCTTTTTCCAGTCTGGAGAAAAACACGTTCTCTTGACTGGTTTCTGCCTGTTTATCTTTCATCGTAATACTCCTTAATGCACCGGATTGCTTCATCGAATCCATAGCAGACCTTTGCAAGATAACCCTGCTCCGTCAATCGTTTCAGCCATTTCTTCTGGTTTTCGGATACTCTGCCCCGTTCTGCTTTCATCTCTATGTACAACCCGTGATACTGCCCACGTGCAACCGGCAAACACAAATCCGGTACGCCAGACTTTACACCAATATCTTTCCGCTGTTTGCCTTGTGCTGCATTGCATTTGATCTCATTCGGGATATGATACAGCAAATCTAACCCCGGATAGCGTATGCGATTGCTGGCATAGCACGACCACTCCATAACGGTTCTCTGATGTTGATATTCTGTCATTCCATCCTCCATCCGTACAGAGCCGCTTTAAATTCCTCCGGATTCAGATTGCGTTCTGTGCGTTCCTGCTTGCATGCCTTAATAGAGGTAAATAAAATTGTCTGAATCTTCCCTTGTAAGCAGCCCTGTATCCATCTGCCGGAAGTGCGGTTGTAGATTCCGTAAATCGGCTTTCGTTTCTTCTTTTTTCGGATTCCAAACAGATTTTCCGTTTCTTCCGATTCAAAACGAAACATCTTTTCCATTTCCAATTCTTCCGGTGTAAATTCCGGCTTCTCTGTGAAAGGCGGTTTTTGTTTCTGAACGACTTTCCGAACTGTGTCACCGGACACGTGAAAAGTTTCTTTGATTTGTTCCGTGGTCATCGTCCCATTGAAATATTCATCAGCAACTGCCTGCAACTTCTTTTCCTGCTCCAGCCAATGCATGATAATCGCATCTCGGAACGCACCCCGATATTTTTTAATGATCAGCCGTGTGTAATTGTATGACCGATGCAACTGCTTTGCGATGTCCTCAATGCATGCTTCATCCACATAGTAGCGATAGGCTGCTTCTGTCAGTTCTTTTTCTTTGCACATCTTCGGTACTTCCTTTCTCTTTCTTTCGGATTCTTTCGCTTCTCAGTCGCTCGAAGTGAATGTAATCGGCTGAATCATCTCCGGCAAAAAGTTGATCTCATAATGATATGGGTCAACATGTGCACCGCCTGATTCCTCCAGTTCCTTATTTAAAATTTCTGCTGCTTTTAGGGCGTTTTTCTTGGTGTCAAAAGCCACCATGCACGGATTTTCCCGTCTGGTACTGTAACTTATGTCATATCTGTCTAGAGAATGGTCAAAATAAACATGGGACTTTACTTCATCATCATCTTCGTAGTCTGGCACATAATCCGGACAGAGCATATCATGCAGCTGCTCCAACCGTAACAACAACCGCATTTTCTCTGCGACTTGTTCGGCACACTCTTTTGCGGGGAAACAGTTACCGGCTGAAATAACACCCTCATCAAAACGTTCTTCATAATTAGTATACTTACAAACTTTAAAATCACATGAAAGTGTGAAATAATCTTGTTCATACGCTGGCTTCCACGACTTCGGCTCTTCCTGTTTCTTCTGTTTCTCTGCTTCCTTCTGCAACGCTTCCAGCTTTCCCAAAAAATCCGCTTTCAGGGCTTCCAGTTTCTTTTCGATGTCGTTCATTTTGATTCCTCCAGTTCCGCATTGAGTATGTCGGCTGCTTCCATAGCAGTTACAACGTCTCTAAAATAAACCAATGTGCTTTCTCCACTGCTTCTGTCGAAAAATGCTTGCATTTCCCCATCAGTATGATCAAACGCAACAAGGAATTTTGCTGTACCATCCCAATCCGGCTCATAGTCCGGACAAAGCTGGTCGTGCAGCTGTTCAAGCTGCAACAGTAACCGTATTTTCTTTGCAACTTGCTCAGCACGTTCTCTTGTTGGAAAGTAGTCGCCGGATAAGATACAAGATTCGTCAATATCATCTCCTATATAAATATACCGGACAACGTCAACAGCGTTTTCGATTGCAAAGTACGCTTCCCCATATTTCGGCTTCCATTTCTTTTCGATGTCGTTCATTTATTTCACAACCTCTCTGTTTAATATCGCTGCCACTTTATCAGCTGTTTCGAAGCTATCAAAATAAACCTCATAAACAGATTTTTCAGAATAAGTACAAGTGGAAACCATTCTATCTTTTTCACAGTCAAAATGAACTGCGATTTTCGGGGTGTCATGGTCATTCCAGTCTGGTTCAAATCCCAGGCAGAATTGATCGTGCAACTGCTCCAGTCGAAATAGAAATTCCAACTTCTTTGAAACCTGCTCCGCACGTTCTGCTGTTGCAAAGCAGTTTCCAACCATCATATAATCAAGATCGTCTCCTTCTTCGAAAATGCATTCAGTAACCCCATAAACGGCATCAACAGCAAAAAACGGTTCTCCATAGTCAGGCATCCAAAATTCTGATTCTGTCTGCTCCTGCTTCGTTGCCGCTTCTTTTTGCAGACTGTCCTGTGATGACGGTTTCTCTTGTAACATTTTCTTCAAGTCTGTCATTTCGTTTTTTATGATTTCGATTTCCTTTTGAATGTCTTGAATGTCACCCATTTTCGCCTTTCTATTCCTCAGTTTCACGTTTTCTTTCATTCTTTTCCTTTCTTCCTCTTCCTTTTTTACAATTGCATTTCTTCTCTCACAATTGCAACATGGAAGAGAATTTCTGTCTTTCTCATTAGACGGGCAATCTTCACCGCAATTCATGCCACTATGCCTCCTTTTTCCTGCTTCCAAATACAAAATCTTGATTTTTCCTTCCTCCGTTTCTACCTTAACAGATCACTTAGTATAGCGAATGGAGCTATCACTATTGTTAATGCAATCCACAGAATGCCCGTTATGATGTCTACAGCCTGCAATAGAGCATACAGAAACATAGTTCTAAGCAGTCTGAATACGGACTTCTTCTTTTCTACGATACGCTCTCTGTGGTTCTTCCATATATGCAGGCTTCCTTTCAAATCAAGCAAACAATCCGCTGCAAAGTGAAGAAAAATACCATGATTCACCTGTATTTTTTTCTTGCACAGTTTGCAGGTTTTGCAAGAATAAATTGGTTTCATTTTAACTCCTCCCATGATTTTTACACTTTTTACCTTTGTTATAGCCAAACCATGTTGACCAATATCCCTGATGATATTTCCGATCCTGCACTGCCCAAATATAGATTGTCTTCAGCGGATTGTAATAGATTTTCCCGTTCCGCTTTCTTTCTTCGATTCTGTTTTGGTAAAATCTGTACGCATCTGCACCAAATTCCAAGATTACAGTGCGTTCGGTCAAATTCTCCGGAATTTCTACATACATTTTTATTTCACCTCTCCCAGCAGCTTTTCTACTGTGTCTTGGTATCGCCATTTGCAATGCACATTGCATTCATCGTAATCATCGCAATAGCATTCATCACAATATTCACGACCAATGCATTCATCGCCTATTTCTTGGCTAACATCAACACACTCTCTAAAAAGTTGTTCCGCATCCCTTGCGACAAGTTTCAACAGCTTTTTGAGTTTCTCATTCTCTTCTTCCAGTTCAATGATGTATTCATCTTTGTGATCACAATGAACGCAACACAATCCGGAGATGTTTGCAAACGGGCTTTTGATGTCCTTATTAACTCTCCACTGACTTGTTCTCTTTATAATCTGCTTCTGTTTCTCGTTTTCCTGCTCCAGCATCTTGTTTCGCTGTTCGAGCAGTTCCACGGTTTGTTCCAGCGGCTGAATCGTTCCAAGCAGCGTTTGTTTGATCTCATGCATTGCATCTTCATCATCGCAAGCACGCTTGTTCCATTCTGTCGCATATTCGCCGATATAACCCTTTTCAACATTTGCATCGCCTGCTCCAAGGGAAAATTGCGTGCAAAGTTCATCCAATATGCAGTATCCTTCTTTAAACGGATTATAATCTTCATGTATAAAGTACATGTGTCTATGCTTTTTGCCATCTCTGCCTTTAAAAATATTTTTGCAAAACTGCATTTTCCGACCGCAGAACGGACACGGTTTCAGCTTGTCACCGAATGCTTTTTCCTTTTCTTCGGCAGCCTTTTGCCGTCTGTTCCAATCCTGACAAGCCTTGTACTTGTTTGCAAACCGTTCTCCGAAGCTGTTGTGCACCACATTTTCAGAGCAAAACAGCTTGTAGCAATGATTCTCTTTTTCCGGATCTCTGCCGTAAATGTCATTGATTTTTGGAATAGCCCCACAAATTGCACAGGGCATCAGATGTTCGACCAGTTTTCCCATTTTTCATTTCTCCTTTTCATTTATATCAAAAGTCCACGCTTCGCAGGCGTGTAAAACACCTTTTCTTTCGAATGGTTTGCTGTATACGGTTCTGATAATGTGTTCCCCCTGTGCAACAATTGCTTTCACGCCAAGCAAACTAAGCTGCACATAGCACATGTAGACCGCTGTCCAGTCTAAATCCTGACAAACCACATCCAGTACCCTTTGATAATTGATTCCCTTTTCCTGCAATACCTGTGCTGCGGCGATGACCATTCCACCGCTACCGCAGGTAGGCTCACAGAGCGAAAGCTTCTTGTTTTCGTCTATGGTATCTGGCAACGTCAGTCTTGCAGTTGCCAGACTGACACTGTACGGCGTGAAAAACTGTCCGGAATTTTTATTTCCGCCGATGCTTTCCATATAGACTTCACCCAGCACATCACCAAGCCCTTTTTCATATGTAAGTATCAGCATTCCAGCCATTTCAGCCATTTTCATCCGTTCTTCTTTGCCGTATCTGTTCATCGTTGCAAGATACTGTTCTTCCCGTTGCTGCCACAGATTGTCGTGAAATATCTGCACACTGTTGCTGATCGACAGTGCAACACACTGTATCCAATCAGCAAACACCACCTGCGGAGCATATTTTCCGGACATCTGCTTGATGCAGGCTGCTATTTGTTTTTTCGTAAGACCACCCCTCATATCACATATTTGTCATGTGCTGCTTCCAAATCCTTTTCCGTCAGGTCTAAATACAGCTGTGTTGTTCCCAATTCTTCATGTCCAAGCATCTTAGAAACCTGCTCGATTGGCATCCCACGACGTAAAGCAAATGTTGCACAAGTACGCCTGAATCTATGGGCATGACATTTTTCAACGCCTGCTCGTGCCCCAATCCTGCGAATCAGACTGGATAACGGATCTCTACCACCATGCCCATCCGGATTCACAAGTTGCTTATACCGATACCAATTCCCGTTTTTCAGCTTTTGAAGTTCTTTTGCTCGTTCTTCATTCGAAGACCCTGCAACAATAGATGCCGGATTCAAATAAGGGTTGTCATCTTCTCGTTCTGAAAGGTAATTTTTTATAGCAAGTTGTGCCTTTGCGTTCAAGTACACATATCGTTCTTTCTTCCCTTTCCCGAAAATCAGGATTCTTCCGTTGCTTTCAATATCTGAAATCTTGATTTGTGCAAATTCTGAGATTCGGCAAGCAGTCGAAAGCAGTACTTCAACAATCATTGTTTCCCGTGCATTTTCACATGCTCCACGAATCAATTCAACTTCCATTTCTGTAAAGGCAGCTTTTTTATTCTTTTCGCACTTGATTCTTGGGCATTTCAATGTTGGGGAACGCACAATCAGTTCTTCTTCTGCCAAAAACTTAAAAAATGAACTCAAATACCGCAAAAGTGTGTTGCAATAGCTCAACGAAACATGATCTCGCATCTGCTTAGTTGCCAAATAATAACGAATATCATCGCTGGTAACTTCATCCGCAGTTTTTCCAATCTCACAAAGGACTTTCCAAACTGTATTTCTATATTGTTCCAACGTCCTTTTCGTGCATCCGCAAACAGCTTTGGCAACGATAAACCGCTTGATATATTCCTGATTCTTTCCACCGTTGTATTCCACGATTGCAGTTTCTTTCTGCACAAGGTCGTACTGATAAAGTTCCCGAATCAAAATGTTCTTCACGATGTTTTCGCTGCCGCTGTACTGTTTGGACACCTCGAACACAATTTTGTTGATGATGTCATCCTTCTGCATCTTCCCATTTCACCCTCTGTCCGCAGTCCGCACAATACCGTACCTGCTTGTCTGTATGCTGCAAGTTTCCGCATGCTCTGCACGTCCACCAAACATATCCATCCATCAGTGTAGATGTTTCCACGTTTTCCGGAGCGGTCGGAACGGCTTTTTCTCTTGCTTCGTCCAGTTCCGCAAAAAGCCCGTCATAGCGTTCCAAAATCTCATACGGGGAAATATCGTGATACTCCCACAACGCTGTATTGATTGCTCTTGCACATTCCGGCTTCATTGCCTTACCGGAACCTTCCCCAAACAGAATCTCTTGAATTCCCTGCCATTCGTCAAAGTCCAGCATGTCCATGTCGGTTTCTACCGCATAATCGACCTGCTCCGGAAATGGAATTTCATTTTCAAACAGGTTTACGACCATAGAATACACATACCGAACAGAGCCAAAGGGATGTTCTGCCTGCTCTTTTTCCGTAGTTTCCTTTAGGAAGCACGTTTCCGGAGTATGTACAATGCCGCTTCCCTGATTCAGCATCCACTGAACAATTTTATTTCTTCTCTCACTCATCGCTTTTCCTTCCATACGCTTTTGGAAACGGCATCCACGCCACGACATCATCCAAGGTAACCACACCGCCGCCATCTGACCGCATCACCACAAACTGTTTGTCAACTGCCCAATACTGTGCAACGCATACTCTCCGAAATCCAACACGCTTGTCATCTATTGTTACCAGCAGTACCCCTGTTTCCTCAGGAAGTTCTTCTTCAACCGATGTCCATCCTATCGCAGAATCCACATCATTCAGCAGGCTGCACGCTTCATCAATCGCTGCATCCCATCCCTGATAAAATGCTTCGTCTGCATCCGCTCCGCCGATGTAGTCCAGCATCGCATACACTTCCCGTCGGCTGACGTAATCATCCGGAATCGTAAAGTCCAGATTCTTGTACTGCGTTTCGATGTAGTCTTTCATGATTCTTTCTCCTATCGTATCGCTGCATCATGCAGCATTATTGTGTTTCCATCTTCCATGTATATCGTTAAATCTCCAACATACATTGATAAGCACTGTGCAAATTCCGATGATTCTTCAAACAAATAGTTTCCTGGATATTCTCCACGAACCAGTTCATATGCGTACCAATTAAGTCCCCTATCATACGCATTTCCAATAATTCGGATGATATTACCACCTTCAAGCCCATCGCAATTTACTTTATACAACCGTCCAATCTCAAACCGCATAACTTCCCTCCCTACTTTAAAAATCCGGCACAGTCTGCACAATACAGACCGCCGCTTGCTGATCTCATGAGTGGCACACCGCTGATTTTACAACGGCAACACTGTTTTGGTACGTCCGGAGCAGGCATCGGCTGATTCCAGCAGTATGTGCAAAGGCTTGTCCATGTGCTGCCCCGTCCCTTGTCGTCCTGCTCACACAGTCCCTTTTCACAATGTAGAAAAGGTTGACTGCTTGGGCAGCCATCCACACCGCCAATTGCTTCTTCATGCACCATGTACGGTTTCTTTTTCTTCATGCATTCCTTCAAGGTCATGCTGCTTCGCTCCTCTCTGTATATCCTTTGCAAAGGCAATCAGATTGCCCAGCTTTCCGCACAGCTGCTCTGCAACCTGAATGACATCCTCTACGCATCCGACCTCATTCAGCAGAACCAACCGCTCAGACTGTGCTGCCAGTTCAATTGCCATACTCAGCAGTTGCCGGTTCTTCAGCACTTCCGCTTCTTTTTTCTTCTTCATACGTCTTCTCCTTTCGGAATCCGTTCCAGTTTTGCCCCTGCTTCGGCAGTCCGAACATCCACCTTGTGATTGTGGATGTCAAAAGCAATTTTACTTACAACTGCCAAAATAAGTATCAAAAAGCATCTGATCATCTTTCCTGCTCCTTTCCCATTTCCGGCGGCAGTTCGGGCATAAATACCAGCCCGAAAACTGCCAGGATACATTCCACCATTGCTTGCACCATGCACATTCTGCATACTTGTATCCATTCCGGATTTCGATTCGTGGCGTTCTGTATGGGCGTTTCTCTTTCACGATCACTTACCGCCGCCCGTAGTTCTGCGGCGGTGGCAGTGCTTGCTCGTAATACCCATCATAATATCCGCCCTGCGGTGCGTTGTAGCCGTTCGGCTGCTGCGGTGGGTAGTTTTGCGGATAATTGCCTGCATCGCCCTGTGCGGCTTGCTGTGCATTCCCTGACGGTTTTCCATCACCGCAGAAGTTCAGCTGATCCACATTGACTTCCATTGCATAGTGCTTCACGCCGTTGTTGTCGGTATAGTCCGCATTCTGTAGCCGACCTTCGGCGGTAATCATACCGCCCCTATGTAAATACTTAACTGCAAACTCTGCGGTCTTGCCCCAGCATACACAGCTGATAAAGTCTGCTTCCGGTTTCCCTTCCACCTTTCGATTTCTGCCAACCGCCAGACGGAAATGGCAAACCGCCGTGCCGCTCTGTGTCTGCCGTGATTCTGGATCCGCACACAGCCTTCCTGTGATTACAACCACATTCGTCATGCTTCAATATCTCCTTTCGCATTCTGCACTTCCAATAACGCACAAGCAACTCCACGAATAAACCAGTCCTGATTTTTCGTATCCGGAAAAATACTTTCTGCCACACGTGCAACAAATACACACAATGCAGACCCTACTTCTGCCGCATTCGCACCGTTCGCTATGGTACAGCACTCCAGCTGACCATCCTCATACAAATCGGCTTTCAGTTTCAGAATCTTTTTCATTTCTGTTCCTCCTGCTTCTGACTTGCTGTAGAATAAGAGCAGCCCAGTTCCTGAAAGAGTTCCTCTCTTTTTCCCAGCAGGTAATAGAGTTCGTTCAGAAACATGGAATCCTCTGTCATGTCAGCGAACAGCTGTTCACTGTACAGCAGGATTCTGGATTTGATTGCATTTTCCAATGCCGTCAATCGTGCATATGCATTCATGTTTGGTTCTTCCTTTCCATATCTTTTAGTTCTTCTCGCAGTCGAGATATGACTTCCGCTTGCAGATCCGATATTCTCGACAGCCTGACGATTTCTTCTTTTTGCTTTCGGCGGATGGTTCGGGCATCTCCTCGATATTCCCTCTGGTAGTCTGCCTTCTGCAATTTCCGGCGTATGGACTGGCATTCCGGACAGCGTTTCAGGCTGTTAAACCGTTGCCGTCCCAGCGTTTCCCGTGTCCCAAGGACGCATCCGCAATCCTTGCAAAACTTGATCTCACTCACGCTTTTTTTCTCCCCTCTCCCCTGCTCCCCTCTCGGTTTTGTCCACGGTTTTGACTTCGCCGTATTGGCTCATTTTCTGAATCTCGCTGAACAGGGAAGTGGTCAACCGCTGCTTTTCCGCACAGACTAACTGCTCTAAAAGAGCTGCATTCTCTCCATACGATACAGGAAAATCATAGGTCAGATACCTGTTCTGCACATCATCGTGCCACTGGATCTGTACCACCCGATAACTTCCACACAGGTTCTCTCGGCTCAAATCAATCTTGGTTTGCAGCCGTTGGAGCGTCTCGAGATGTTCCCGAATATCTACCGTGCTGTCAATCCCGTGGGACACATCGTAAAAGTTAAATCCATAGATCTGCTTGCTCTGTTCTGCCGGTGTTGGCTTCTGCGGTTCTCTGTGCCGCTCTTGCCAGTTGCTTTTGATTTGCATTGCAATATGATATGCAGTCGCTCCGAACATTCCCAGCACACAGACCACTGCAAAAATGGCTTCTCCATCCACAAACTTTTCCTCCTTTTTGCTTGACACCGAACCCGAAAAGGAGTATGATATTCTTGTCGATCCCTTTCGGCATGGTTTGTTTAATTCCAATTTTATTTCTCCTTTTGATGCCCTGTTGCACCCTCTCAGCAACAGGGCTCTTTTTTATGCCTTATCACTGCTGTCATTCTCCTGTAGGTTATAGATTAGACTCTCATAGGCTGCTGCATTCTCTGAAACATAGGTTTCCGGCTTTCGCTTGCCCTGACAAGTTCCGTCTGTCTTGCCCCAATAAGCCAGTGTGCCTTTCCAGTTTGTAATCGGCTGACCGTTCTTGGTTTTCCATCCACGTTCGCTGTAATAGCTGTAAAACTTTTGCACATCTGTATGGATGCCTTTCTGCTCTGCATACTGTTTGACCTCTAATAGCGTTGGTGCTGATTGTTGAAAAGTTGAAAGATTTTCTTTTGATTCGCCATCTAAGATAGATAGATAGATATCTTTCTCTATCTCTCTATCTATATCTATCTCTCCGTGACACATTTGTGACACCCCTGTGACATTGTCACACCCTGACGTTTCAGGCTCATTACTCTGTAACGATTGCTGTCGTTTTCTCTCCCGTTCTGCACGTTTTCGTTCTGCTGCTGCCGTTTCAGAACCAATGTTCATATCCGGCATGAAGTATTCCTGCTCGCTGCGGATCTCCAGCTTTCCGTGTTGCAGTAAGAAGTTCAGCGTTACTTGTACATTGTCCTCTTCCTCGTCCAAATCAAGGGCAAGTTCTGCCGGAAAGTCTTCCTCCAAGCCGTCATAGTACAAATACCCATCATCTTTCAGGCTGCGGAGCATCATTTTCAGATAAATGATAACGTATGTATCACCGCCAGCAATCTTTCGCAGCCGTTTAATGGCTTTATCTCCGAAAAAGTCTTCTGGAAGTTTCAGCCAGTAGTACCGTTTTCCCATCATCTCACCGCCGTTTCCATACTGTCATGTGCAAGCTGCTCCAACGTCACGCCGAAAAATGAACATATCATATTCAGATCCGCCCCCGTAAACGAGGACGGGTCGCTCATGCGTGTGTTCCATGTTCTTGTCTGTGCATATCCCAGCAGCTTACAGATTTCCAGCGGTGTGATTCTCCTCCGCTGCATCAGTCCGGCAATGTTCCCGGCTACGATGTCCATCGGTAATTCCCGTGGTTTCGGATCTGGTTTCCGTGCCATGCGATTCTCTCCTTTCGCTGGTTGGTGGCTTTTTAGCCACAGAAGTTATTCCGTTCTCTGCCCGACCAGCAGATTGATGAAATAGACCTGCCCTTTTCCGGTAACTTTCGGGGTCTTGCTGATGGTCGTATAGCCGGAATGGATCACGCTGGTTTCTTTGATCTCCATCAGTCCACGTTCCATGCTCCGCTGCGTTGGAAGATTATATTCCGAACCGCACCGCTTGATCAGATAGCCGTTTTCTCGCATCCACGCAAACAACCGCCGCTGTCCCATATCCACGCCATTTTGTTTGATCAGCTTTGCAAGTTCGCCGATCAGGATACTGCTGCTGGATGCTGCCACGCTGTCAGCGAACAGAACCTTCGGCTTGTCCTGCTCCATCTGTTTGCTCTGAGCTGCAACCGTGGTTTCCAATCTACGCCGTTGTTCTTGTTCTGTTTTCAGCTGCGTTGCAAGCTGAATGAGAAAGTCAGGGTTTGTCAGTGCTTTTTCCAGTGCCTGATCTGTCATGTACGCACCATGTTTCCGGATGGAGGGCAACACAACGGATGTGACCCATTTCCGGAACGGTTTTGCCTGCGGTTTGTCGCTCCGGAGAATCACGGTGTATAAACCGGATTCGTTGATGATCCATACTTTTTGTGATCTCCCCATTCTGTCGATGACCTCGGTCTGACCGAGGTCATCTTCGTCGATACGTGTAGCCGTATCCTTTACATGAGAGATTTCCAGTTCTCTGCAAATGTCAGCAAGTACAAACCATGGCTCTCCATCAATTTGTACTGTTCTGACTTCTGCCCCTTCATAGTTCCATGATGTGATTTCATTCATGGTTACTTTCCTCCTGTTTTCTTAATGCTGCCATGCTCTTAGCGACTGCCAGACCTTTAACCAGTCCAAGAACATACTCAAATGCGTATTCGTCTAACGTCTGAAATTCCTGATACAGTTGCAGAAACTTGACAGGGTCAATGGTTCCTGTTGTCTGCATTGCCTGAATTGGGTTTGCCATAAAGCAACATCCTTTCATAATTTATTACCCTTACGGGCAGTGGGTCGGGATACGCTCCCGACGGGCGTTGTTAGTATCAGGCAAAGAATGAGGTATTGCCAATGGCTACGATGCTGCCACATCGTCCCCGGCAGGTGTTGTATTTCCTGTCAAATTGTGATATAATCAGAGTAAAGGAGCGTGTTGCATATGCAAAACGTTATTGATTTTTTCCGAGAAAATACAATGGTAAAAATTACATTTTGTCTTTCTGTTATCTCTTTCTTCCTTTCTGCATATAATTTTGTTCTTCACTTATATGAAAATCACAAAAGCCTTGAAATTTCATTTGGATTTATGACAGGAATATTTGTATCTACGCAATATGTTCAAATGAATTTTATCAATAAATCGTGCAAGCAAATTACCATATCAAGTATAAAAATAAAAAGCAATTCAGGCTTTTTGAATATGAAGAATGAATGCATGCTTTATCTGGAATCAGAAAAGAAACGTGGAGAAACTACCATATCAGAAAATAAATCTTATACATCTACAACTCCATTTTATATTGGAGAATTAGGCTATTACTCTGGGTGTTTCATGATTTCCGAAAGCGAAAACTATTTGAAATGCGGTGAGACTATAGAAATTATTCTTGGAACCAACCGTGGGAAAATCAAAAAGAAAATAACCACTCCAGATTCCTACAGCAATTCAAAACATATCAGCGGTTCAAAAATGCAGTGATAACATTCATAATAATCGCCAATATTGATAATATCAATGATACATACAACATCCAATCATCCATTATTTCCACCCCCTTTCATGATAAAAAAGAACAGAAATAAGAATGATATTAATAGTAATATGTAGTAATTTCTACTGTTTCAATTTCATTCAGTAAAATCGAAGCGATTTCCGAAAGAACTTCTATTTCTTTTTCGGAAGTCGCTTCTCCGTTTGCTACACGCAGAACGAAGTTTGCAAGAGCATTGATAACTCTTTCTTTTTGTTCTTTTTCCATTCTCTATCACCACCTTATTTAATTTCAGCCGAGCGTTTTGACTTCACGCCACAACCCCCGTAGCCTTTTCTTCCAGCTTCATCTTGTACCACTCCAGATACCGTTTCCGCTGCTCGAAGTCTGGCACAGACACCAGCAGCCCGACATCCACCTTTTGCAAGGTTTCCATCATCTGAATTTGGGCATCTGACAAATATGGTCGAATGCTCTTTCCTTTTTCAATGCTGTTTGCCTGCCGGAACTGTTTCGCTGACATTCCGGTTACAATTCGGTTTATCATATCACACTCATTGCTGAAATGATACGGTTTCGGGTGGTCGTGCAGCAGCTTAATGTTTTCCGTCAACAACGGAAATTCCTTTCGGGTCAGAACCAGCGTTCGGATGAATCGTTCCATTTCGTTGAAACGGCGGATGTAGAGTTCTTTGAACTTCGCTGCCTTCTTGCCACGATAGCCCATCGCCAAAAATACGAAACCGTCACGGGTCATATAGTAGCAGGGCTGTTTCTTCCCACGGTCATCCTTGTAAGTTGACGGCTCAAAATTGAGCCGCGAAAATTCTTCTGAACAATCCAATTCACGAATGTCACGAACCACATTCTTGTGTTCTTTTTCAAAGTACTGTGCCACATAGCGGCTGTCCACTAGTGCGACATCATGACCGTCGACAAATACGCCGTAGTCATCCTTCGGGATTATTTCTTTCATTTGTATCTTCCTTTCCATTTCGTCTTTCAGCCGAGCGTTTCGGTTTTCCGCTGCTTGTCCTCGACTGTGATTTTAGTATAACACGTTCGCATTTATTTGTCAATACGTTTGTATCAAAAAAATGCTTTTTGTATGATTGCACAATTCAAATCAAATACTTTTGTTGATTTTTTACAATCAAATTTCGCTTGACATTGATACAAACGTATGATATAATACGATTGTATGAAAAGAGGTGATAAAATGGAACGCTTACAAACAAAAGATATTTTGCGAATGCTGCGAAAGTCTAAGGGCTATACTAATATGAAAGACTTCTGCGATGCAGTAGGAATAAGTATAGGCACATATCAAAATTATGAAACAGGCAAAAGAGTACCGACAGCGGATATGCTAATCAAACTTTCCGACTTTTATGGGGTATCGACTGATTATTTGCTTGGAAGATGCACAAACATGATGACACCAAGCGAAAAGCAGCAAAAGATTGCAGAAGAGTACGCAAAGCTTGACGATGCAGAACAGAAAATTTTATACGATATGGTCGAAGCCCTTGTAAAATCGTTGAAGAACTCCAAGAAATAACCGCAATTCATACGAAAGAGCAATCATTTTCGTGACCTCACGGATATGAATGAACCGTCCCACTACAACCACCATATCACACCCCCACGCCAAAATCAAAG